CAGATGAGATTGAAGAAGTGCTAAATCATAGTGTGTGGAAGAGTGATGGTAAGATATATTTCCAATTGGCTAGTCTAGAGAAGTATCTACGTAAAATACAATTCAAAGAGTTTTCAACAACACAAATGGGTTCACTGATCAGGGACAAAGGTGGTGACTCCAAACAAATACGATTAAACAAAAATTCTGTGAAGAATTTATTTTTTATACCAGATCCTAAACCACAAGATGAAGGTAAACTAGCGGTGCCAAAGGTAACTGATGATGTCCCATTCTAAAATAAAAAAGATCTACGGACCACCAGGTACAGGTAAAACAACATTCTTACTGAACATCGTAGAAGAAGAGTTGGAAAAGAATTTGACACCTGAAGACATAGCGTTTGTTGCCTACACAAAGAAAGCTGCAAGTGAAGCAATCAGTAGAGCGGCACACAAATTTAAGTTAGATCAAAAAGATTTTAAATATTTCAGAACAATACATAGTTTAGCGTTTCAATGTTTAGGCTTATCAACCAATGATGTGATGAAACCAAAGCATTATATTGAAGTATCTGATGCACTCAAAGTTGATCTTGCACCAAAAGATGTACATGATGAAGATGGTAATTTTATACAACAAGATCCTTATTTAAAAATTATAGACTTATCTAGAATTACTGGTGTTGGTTTATATGAAACTTTTTCTAAGTTTGGTCACATTGTAGGTGGCTGGAGAAAGCTAGAACAGATTGCTGAATATCTCAAAGAGTTCAAAAAAAATAGAAAATTATATGACTTTACTGACATGCTATTAGAGTTTAACCTTAGACCTGACATATGGCCAGATATAGAGGTAATTATAGTTGACGAGGCGCAAGACCTATCGCTCGTACAATGGCAAGTCATTACAAACCTTATATCTAAAAGTAAAAGAGCCTATATCGCTGGTGATGATGACCAAGCCATTTTCAAATGGGCTGGGGCTGATGTTAATACATTTCAGTCTTATCCTGGCACTTCTGTCGTACTCAATAAATCTTACAGAATACCTAAGTCCCACCACTTCGTGGCATCCAAGATCGTTCGAAACATTCGTGATAGAGTTGAAAAAGAATGGGAAGCAAAAGATGAGGAGGGCAAAGTTGTTACAGTCTACTCACATGAGGCAATACCCTACAAAGATAAAGAGTGGCTCGTCCTTGCAAGGACTAAATACATACTTAATAAAGTTGAAAAGTTCTTCTTGGAACAGGGTTACTACTACGCACGCTTTGGGCAAAGCAGCATAGCTGATAAATTAAAACACGCCATAGCATCTTGGAATAAAATAGCAGAGGGTGAAAGCGTTGGACTCGATGGTGTCAAAGCAATGTATGAACACATGACATCAGGACTGGGTGTTCAACGTAATTACAAAAACTTAAAAAATTTAGATGACAAAGAAAAGTTTGATTACGAGAAACTAATGTTTCATCATGGTTTGCTCGTAGAGAAGAAAGCCACATGGTATCAAGCACTTGATAAAATACCTTACGGAAAAGTGATGTACATACGTCAATTGATGAAGAGAGGTATAAACATTTGGCAAAAGCCACAAATAGAAATTTCTACGATACATGGAGCTAAAGGTGGAGAAGCAGACAATGTTGTTTTACTTTTAGATCTATCGAGAAAAGCTGAAGAAGCATTGATTAGTAATCCTGACGATGAACATAGAGTGTTTTATGTAGGTGCCACCAGAGCTAAAAAAGAGCTATGGTTGGTGCGTTCTGAGACAGATCGAGAATACCTGGAGGTGATAAGATGAGGATTGTTTACAAAGACGGAAAAGTATTTATATCTTTAATAGAGAAAGAAATGAAGGACATACGAAAGACTTGGCCACGACCAATTCAGATTGATGAGAGTTGGATTCCCTTTTTAGTAGAAGACATTGCACAAGTAAATTTAGAAGCGTGGCAGGATAAACTTACAAAAAAATGAGTATACAGAACCCTTTATTCCAACCACCGAGTGAGTGGGTGTGTCCTGAATTTATAGAAGGACCACGGACCAGGATGGGCTACCGGTAATGGTAAAGTTGTCGGTGTTGCAATCGCATGGGAAGGTTTCAAAGGTTACTTTCCTATTGATCATGATGCACCTGGTAACTACGACAAGAAAGTTTTTATGAGACAGTTTCAAGACATGTTAGATCGTTGTCCTGAAATTGTTTGTCACAATGCCATGTATGATGTGGGTTGGATGAAACGCATGGGTATGAAAATTACATCAAAGATTTGGGATACAATGTTGATGGCACCAATCTTGGATGAGAACAGAATGAGATACTCACTAAATGAACTATCAAAAGATTTTTTAGGTGAAAGAAAATCAGAAACTTTATTATACGAAGCTGCAAAAGAATGGGGTGTCGATGCAAAGAATGACATGTGGAGATTACCACCAATGTATGTGGGACCTTATGCAGAGCAAGACGCAGAGCTTGCATTGAAATTATATGATGTGTTTATGCGAGAGATACAAGCACAAGATTTATCACACATCAATGAGTTAGAACATCAAGTCTTACCTGTCTTAATAGATATGAAATGGCATGGTGTTAGAGTTGACATAGATCAAGCTGAGAAAACAAAAAATAAACTTCTTGGAAAAGAAGAAGAGAACCTGCAAAGAATTAAAAAAGAAACAGGTGTTGCAATTAATGTTTGGGAAGCAAAGTCTATATCTAAAATGTTCGATGCGTTGGATTTACCATACGCACGGACTGAACTGACGGGTGCTCCTAAATTCGATAAACATTTCCTCCGCACTCATGGACATCCGTTGGTTCAAGCAGTTGCAGAAGCAAGAGAATACAACAAAGCTCGTACAACATTTATTGATACAATTTTAAAGCATGAAACTAACGGAAGAATACATGCAGAAATAAACCAGTTACGAGGTGATGGTGGTGGCACAGTCACAGGCAGACTTAGCTATAATACACCTAACCTTCAACAAGTTCCCGCCTCCAAGGTTTTAGGACCGATGATACGCTCGATCTTTAAACCTGAGGAAGGAATGCAATGGGGTGCGTTTGACTACTCCCAGCAAGAACCACGTCTCGTTGTTCATCTTGCCAGCCTTACCGCTGGTGGGTTGAGGGGTGCTGACGAGTTTGTCAACGCATACCATGAAGATCCTAATACAGACTTCCACACGATGGTGTCTGAGATGGCTAAAATAGACCGAAAAAAGGCTAAAACGATCAATCTAGGGCTGTTTTATGGTATGGGTAAGGGGAAACTATCCTCTGAGCTAGGATTGACTCCAGGTGAAGCTGAAGACCTTTTTGAGAAGTATCACAATCGTGTGCCTTTTGTAAAAGAAATGATTGAGAGAACGATGAAGAAAGCTGCAGATATTGGTCATGTGAGAACACTGTTAGGTCGTAAGTGTCGATTTGATATGTGGGAACCATCACGTTACGGAGTACACAAACCACTGCCCAGGGACCAAGCAGAACGAGAACATGGCAAACAGATACGCCGAGCTTTCACTTACAAAGCATTAAACAAGATTATACAAGGATCTGCCGCTGATATGACGAAACAAGCTATGGTAGATTTACACAAAGAAGGGATCACACCACACATTCAGGTACATGATGAACTAGATTGTTCTTTTGACAGTGAAGAACAAAAGTCTAGGATTATGGAGATAATGACAAACGCAGTTAAATTAGAAGTACCTGTTAAATTAGATTGTGAGGTTGGTCCGTCATGGGGCGAAGCAAAGTAGATAAAAAGAAAGATGATAAGGTAGAAGCAACCCTATGCCCAAAGTGTTCTTATGAACATGTCATTGTTCCTATGTTTCGTATTGATAGTGATAACTATCATTGTCTACTATGCAAGACTTCTTACGTAAAAAGAGTTAATGGTAGAACTTTATTTATACCTTTAGTTGAACCAGATGTTGAGTTTGAAGCGGACTTTGAAATAAGCAACGACAATTAATAAACTGTTTATTTTGCAAGAGACACTAGTCTAGTAACTTTTGCGATACACAAAATTCCTTTCATGTTTCGGCCGTTGCTATCCCAAGATATTAGCACAACACATCAGTATTGCAATAAAAACAAAACCAAAATTAATTTTTGTATGTATAAGAGCATCATGAAAAAACTTTTTAAACTCATCACAATGTACTGGCACATGGAGCCTGATAAAGATGGAGCTTTAAAACAATTTCTACAAGCAGAATATAAAAAAGATTGGAAAGCAGCTTACCTTCAATACAAAGAAGAAGGCACTCTTCCTAGCTATATGCGAAGACGTCTATAATAAATCTTCCAAAACACCTGACGATGCACAGGTAAATTGTAGTTTGATTGTTTCATCCCGACCAACTAGTTCATTTGCAATTAATTGATAGTATTGATTACATTCTTCATAGCTTTGAAAGATCACTTCAGACCCTAATCGGACACATTTTTGATCAATACCTACACCAATACAGG